CATCAAGAATAACCCATGAACACAATGCCTGAAAGAACCTATATATAGGGGGTTTCAGAGGTCGATATCTTGAAATCACTGAAACCCTTGAGAAATGGGGCTTTCGGAGCATCTGAAAAATTGCTTGTATTATAACTGTCATTTATACTCCTGCCTTTCTTTTAGCTCGAGCAAAAGCTACTCGCATTTGTCTTTTAAAATGTTTGTCGACATATTTCTGACCTTCTTTGTAGAAAGGAAACTTAGTCTTATAGTGAGCAAAGTTTTCTGTTAATAGTATTATTGGTTTAACACCATATTTCCCTACTCTTTCCCAAACAGCAGTTATACCTTTTATCTCGCCTATGAATTGTTTTTTGTTTTTTATCAGTCCTCTTCTTCGCCCTCTTATGTTACCAAACTGATCTAATCTTGCGTTGCCCTCAATAGGTACAGGGTTCTTTTTATCTGAATATCTAAAGCCACCTCGTATTTGATATTGCAAATATTCTTCAGCAAAGTCTTTGATATTAAGTGAACCAACCAAGTGCCTTTTACTTGAATATCTAATGAAATATGCTTTTTGTGTTGTTGGTTTAGGTCTATCTAAATACTTTCTTTGCAACAAACCTTGTTGCAGTTTTAACATCTCTAAAGTTTTATTTATAGCTCTTGAAGATGCAGCAGGTACTAAGTCTCTCTGCATTACTGAAACTTTCTTACTAAACTCTTTGATGTTGTCTTTAATCTTTATCTGCATAATGTAATTCTTTGTGTAGCTCTAAATAGTGTATAGCCTTTTCAATATCTTCAAGACCATTCTTACCATCATTCTTTTTCTTATGTCTACATATATATTTTACAGCATTAGCTAAACAGAAACTAAGATCATTGGCTTCTATAAATTCTAAGGGTTGAATCTTCATTGATTTATAGTGATCACCACCTACTTGCTTATCTATAGCTTTTGGTTTTGTTATCTTTACTTCATTAGTGTTGTCCCACTCATGTGGTTTTATTCTATCAATGCTCATAATTTAATACTCCTTTTTTTAAATGCTTGATGTCATCGTATCTTACTTTAACTAGTAAATCTTTTCGCCCTTCTCTGGTATAGAACTTATTAAATTCTTGTTTGTCATTGGTAGTCTCTGTTATGTTTTGACAGTAGTCTAACAGTTCAGTTCTTAGAAAGAATATAAAAGATTTTAATTCTATGATGTCCATGACAATATAATCTGCCTTGCCTTTAAGCCAACCATCTTTGCCTGTGACATTTTTTAGTTCTAACCAACAGCACTCGAGATGTCTATTGCCTTTAACATCGACCCCGACCTCACCAATCCAAAAGTCAATATGATCATGTATGTTTTGTTCTTTAGTAGATGGCAAGCACCATTTGCCTTTTGCATCCATAAGCTCTTTAAATCTTTCTTCAGTTTTTTGTCCTTCAAGATTACATTGCTTTAATCTATCTCTTAAATTCATCTTGTTTCACCTATTTTAAAGGTGTGAAACAGCCCCATCAATGAAAAACTTACACTAATACGAGGAAAAAACAGAGCTGTTACACTGTTTATAAGGCTTTCAGCCTTTTGTTTTCTTTTAGAGAAGTAAATACATATTTTGTTATACTCTCTACTACTCTTATAGAGTAGAGAGATATAACATAATATATTTATTATTTGCTTGGTCGCTGCCATCCTTCTCTCTTTGCCCATCTATCAATCTTGGTATAACTAACATTGTAATTAATATCATCCATAATCTTTTCTTGTATCTTGCGGAGTGGTATGCCCTGCTCAAAATACTTCTTAGCTAATATCATTTGCTTCTTAAATGGATTCTCAATAACCTCAATATCACCACCCCTAATCTGAAATTCAACATCTTCTTGTTCTATCGCTTTTAAGTGTCGTGCTTTCTCAAAGTGCCATTTAAAAGTAAACTCAATATCACTGTCATCATCGTAGTCAACTTCTTTCTTTTCTGATTCAACCTGTATCAATAAATCCAAAGTGACCTGCTTAACCATTGAACCAAACAAAGCTGAATTGCCACTTGCACTAGCTGTCTTTCTACTATGGTCGACAATCCACACTGTGATGTTTCTTTGCCGACACCAATTCAAAAAAGGTTGGACATGGGTCAGCCATTCAGTGGGTGAGCTAAAATCATCAAAATTGAACAAGGTAAAGATGTTATCTAAGACCACTAGCTCGTAGCCATGCACCTCAATCGTGTTCATAAGCTGTTGCATATTAGCTTTATCATCCAATGTACGCAGCAACATCTGCGGATCGTTCTGAACTTCCATTTTGCCTGTCGCCATATTTAACGACTTCTCTTGTGGTTGGATAAACCTAGAACAGTAATGCAGATTATTCATACCCTGCTGCCACTGATCCATATTGCACAACTTAGGTTTCATCTTGCGATATCTTGATTGCAAATCGGCTGGCAACATCTCACCATCGACATACAGAATCTTGATAGCCTTCGGCACTCGGTAATATGAGAAATCAACTCCACTAGCCAATGACAGCATAATTTTTTGGGTGATATAAGATTTACCAGAGCCTGCTCGCCCATAGATAATAGTTTGTGTCCCACTATGCAGTAGCCCCTCAATCAAAGGGACAGGCTTAGGATAATCTTTTTCTAGGATATTGCCCAAAGGCTCGACCCATAGTTTGGTGTTGGAATCGTGAACTCTGGTGGCATCCACACTATAGGGAGATGATGAGATTTCACCACCAGAGCTACGATAATCTTCGTTAGAAAGGTATGCCATCCTCTAACTCATCATCCTTATTATCTACTTGAGCTTCAGCAGGATTGTTGAAATCCTCTGGCATATCGACCCACTTAACATAGGACAGTTTGGCAACATAGCCTTTAGCACCACCTGATAGTGATATCTTTTCACTACCTTCGTATTTAAAGCATGGTACTTTGCCATCAACCTTATCTTTCCACGCTGCTGACATAGCATCGTCAAACGACTGGCACTCAAGTTTACTAAACCTTTGCCAGATGTAGACACCCTGATCTTTTAAATAAACCCTAGCACCAAAGGCACGATTGTACCCATCGGCAACAAGTTCAGCCTTATTACCATTTGGGACACCTTGTTTATCATCCCATTGCCACTCAAACTGACCATCGTATTTACCCCACCCTGTCTGAAAGTCAGGATGTATTAACATATAATCCACATCTAGTGGCTCATCATTAGATACGAATTTACCTAATTGGAAGCTGTGCTTAATATACATAGAAGCACCATCGCTTTCGTTTAATTGCAAAAATGACATAATTTCTCCTTAGTTTTGCCAATTTATATCGCCTGTACTTCTTCGCAAAAGAATTTCTTTATTAAAAAAGTTAGGTTTTCGTTATAGTATTCTTCAAAAGTTTCTAACTCAAGCCCTAACGAAATCTTTTCTTTCTGATTGTCGTTATAAAGCCTGTGACAGAAATTGTGAAAAACATCGTAATTTACTTCTTTCATAAATTCTCCAAATCAAATTCCACCTTACTAGATGGATTATGCTCAACAGTATTAACACCCACTTGCACAAAATACTCAGCAATGGTTTGTATGTCAGTCTCATAATGCACAGCCAAGTCTTGTAGTCGCTTGACTAGTCGTTCATTAATCCAAACTTTCTTACGCCCATTGCGTTCTCTAAAGTATTGGCACTCAGGATTGTAAACCTCGTTGCTCATTTTCTTCTCCCTTTAATTTATTAAAGTTAGTATTTAATAAGTTCTCCACAAAGCGTGACATCACAAAACCATTAGTCCTGCAATAGTCTTTTATCTGCTCATGCAAATCCTTACTAATTGGAATATTTTTTGTATTCATAGGCTCACTATATAACATTTTTTACAAAAAACAAGAAAATATTGTTTTTTTCTATAATATTATATATATTAATATTCGTAACTAAGGAAGAAAATATGAAAGATAAAATAGTCGTTTTACTCAAACACCTCATAGCCTTCATTGTCTATGGGGTGGTCGTATTACCAGCCATGCTTTTACCAATGGCATTGATGTGGATGGTGACAGCATGAACTGGACAGATAGAGATTTAGAACTCATTGAGCAAGCTCTGGTGACAGAGATTGATAAAAGAGAAAACACACACAAAGCCAAAGACCGATTGTGTTTGTTTAGTTTAAAAAAGGTCTATGGTAAAGTTTATACCACAATATTAAGGAGAAAAAATGGTCGGAAAATTAACTAAAGATTCAATGGCATCATGTAGTATTTTGCCAGTCATATTTAATAAGTCACCTTATCAAACCCCCAACGAAGCATTGGACAGATGCATCAGGGCGAGAAAAGGTGAAGATGTTAGAACTGAGCAATCAGTCATACAGAAGATGGGTGATAAATTAGAACCCTTGATCTTGCAACTCTGTGCTGAAGAACTTGGGCTATCTAACTTGGTGACCGATATCACCACACCCGTACAACACGAAGCCTTGCCCTTGATGGGGTCATTGGATGGCACAGCTTACGCAGACAATCTAACGATAGTACCAGATGGTGAGACTATCTTCACCGAAGATGGTGAGCCTGTCGTCTTGCAAGGCAAAGGCATATTGGAATCCAAAGCCACTGCTGTTTATCCCCCTGAAGATGGCATCCCTGCTGACTACAGAGGTGTGTTGCAGTGCAAAGGCTTGATGGCAGCTACTAACTACGATTGGGCTGTTGTCGCAGTCTTGTATCGTTCTACTATGTTGCAGTTGTATGTCATGCGTAGGGACTTTGCGTTTGAACGAGAGCTAGAGACAGTGATTACTGATTTTGATAAGCGTATCGCTACTGAAGAATATTACCCACCAACCACATCTAGTGATGCAGCACGCATCCACGCTGCAGCTGACCCTGAACTAGCTTATGAGTTTAGCGATGAGGATGAGCAACTATTCAAAACCATTGCCCATGTCGATGAACAGATGAAGCTGTTGCAAGACCTTAAAGCCAAAGCCACCCTTGAAATACAAAACAAGATGGGTAAGGCAACTGTCGGCACACACGACAGATGGCAAGTCAAATGGGGCAGTAAATCTTACAAGGCACAGCCAGAAAAGATTATCCCTGCCAAAGATGCTTACACTGTCAGAAACAAAACTATAAACATTAAGAGGCTAGAAGATGTGGAAAAAATTTAAAAAACTTTACGAAAAAAATGGTTATTACAAAGCAATGATGGTAGATGACTTAACTTATCTGATTGAGCAGGATGCAGATATGATTGAGCATTATCGTGATTTTTTAATGGATGTAAAAGAAAACGCTAACCCTGAAACAGTTTTCATAATAATCAATGAAAGACATGACCTTGAAAAGGTTTACATAGAGGTTGCTTTAACAAAAAAAGAGACTTTATGGATTGCTGTAAGCAAAGAAAATTACAAAAAAATTCCTACTCTCACAAAAGAAGACATCGACAGGGACAGAAGTTAGTAGCTGATATAAGACATCCTATTGGCAAATGGTGGTGTCGATGACCAAAGGCGAGATGTAGTGCAGTTTATATCAGCAACCATAGTCGTTGCCAATCTCGTCATCCACCATATCATGTATAATAAAATGCATGAAGTTCTGCAAGGACTGTCAGACACCTATCACCAAAGCCAATGCTTATATTGACAGAGGTGATAGGCTGCGTGCCAGATGCAAAAACTGCGATAAGAAATACCGAGCCAACCAAGCAGGGCAAGACCAATACAGCTACATGGACAAGCTGTTTTCTAAATTAAGATACGAAGTACAATCAGGACATAGAAGAACCTCACGAGCCGACTTAACTTGGCATATTAACCAAGCCCATCTCTACAACTGTTATCACAAGCAAAAAGGTAAGTGTGCCTTATCAGGACAACAGATGACATGGCTGACAGGGCAAGGCAAAGTGGATAGCAACATTTCTTTAGATCGCATTGACCCGACACTAGGCTACGAACCAGATAACATCCAACTAATCACCTATCGGTGCAATATTATGAAACACGATTTGTGCGAAGATGAATTGTTTAGGTTGGTTAAGCTAATTAGTCAGCACAAGATAATAAATAACTAGCGTTGATTCTAGCTCGTCTTTTGACTTGAGCAGCGTAGCGACTGTCTAATAATTCTTCACTAGCCTTTGCCCAATTACCAGAGTCAATGGCATCCAACATATTTTCAAAGTTAAGCAGTTTGGATAGCCCTAAGTTGTAACACATATCAACCAAAACCAGTTGTGCTTTCTCAGGCAGATGATCAAACCTGTTCATAATGCCACGCAGTTCTTTCAGGCATTGCTCAATATCGTTTTTAAGTAAATGCTCGGCTTCTTCTTTAGAGATGCCTACTTGCTCAATATTCCGACCATAACCAATGGTGGCATAGCCAGCAGTACATTCGTAGACCAAACGAGAAAAGCCTTCGTATTCTTTGATGTGGTTTTTCAGTTCAAATAAGAGTTCGTCTGTCATTAGCCTAATGGATTTGCTAGGGCATCCATACCTTTCCATATATCATCAACTTCACGCTGATGTAATTTTATTTTGTTTTCCAACTCTTTGATTCTAGCTTCATAACTATCAACAAGCAATTTATTCTCTTGGGCAGCGACATCAATATCTTTAAATTGATCTTTCAGACCCAATAATTCTTTTTGTGCTTCCATAATGGCAGTTAGGTTCGTACCAAGCTCTGCTAGTTTGCCTTGTAACTCATTTAGTGATGAGTCAGCCATAGTTTGCTCTACAATTAGCAATCTTTCGTTTAGAGAGCCAATGGTGGCTTCCTGTGACGAATTGGCTAAAACTTGCCCTTCTAAATTGGTAAACTGGTTATAAAGCCCGCTAATAGTCCAGACACCACCACCAATCGTAGAAACAAGGGGTAGAAATAACGCAATATAGATACCTTTAATTTTAAGTTGTCCAATTTTTAACTCAAACTCATTCATAACATTTGCTGAAGTCATAACCACAAGCTATCGGGCTAGTGGTATAGAATTCATTTTGTTGACCTGCTTCATAATATTCATCAGCAGATTTGTAATATTGTGATAAATCAACCATGACTGAGACACTTTCCCACCCGACAGTCAACATACCCACTTGAGCATCAAAAGCTATCGCTGCATCTAAGAAACTATTTCTGTACTCATTAGCAGTTGCTTGAAACTCATTCATGTAATCATCGTTAGACAAGACGGCAGTAAATGAAGCGTATTGATTACCATATTCTTCGATCTTGGTAATCGCATCGTTATAATCTGCTACTTCTTGCTCGGTGATGTACACATCGTTGTCTTGAATAAAATCTTGTAAGGCTTCTTGGTCAGCTATCTCACCAGTCTCTTGAGCTTGACTGGCTTGCTCTTGCACTTCGATAACTTCAACAATCGCTAAAGTAGCTTCAACAAAATCATCGACTGCTGCTTCCATATTTTCTTGAGCTGCTTGTTGGTTGTCTGTTAAAAAATCTTCAGCCGAATAAAAGGTGGCATTTTCCACATTACTCAAAGCTGTGTTGTAAGCCAACATATCGTCAAACTTAATGTAACCTGCTTGTAAAACACCATCGGGTGCTATGCCACCAGAAGGTGCGTAAGTCATAAAACCACCAATACCTTGAATTGCGATATCGATGTTTTGTTTTAAGACACTTGATTGATTGACTAAATCATCAACCGCTTGGTTTGAGTGAACTGCGGAAGCGTTCAGAAATGCTAAGAGTGGTAGTAGTAGTTTTTTCATCGGACTGTCCATTGATAGTTAGTATTGTATTATAAAACTTCTGCTTTTCGTTATATTGGTTACTAGATTCCCATAGTATTTCAGGATTGCAGTCGATAATGACTTTTGTTTCTGTGTACCTGCGACAGATCACACTTGGTGTTCTTTTCTTTTTGACCTTACCATAGTTAGGAATGTAGAGTTCTGGGTTTTGTTTAATCGCTAAATAAGCTGCTCGCCCAGCCACCAAGCGTGAATTAACCAAGATCGGACAAGGGGTGCCACTAATAAACATAGCTTCCCACACACCTTCGTCTTGACACATCAGGGCGATACTGGCTACTTTCATATTAAGGTCTGATAAGACTTTAGCATCTCTTCTTCTATTGCAGTTCTCGTCTTGGCGATACGCTCC